GTACCGGTGCGTGAATCAAACACCACGCCATCAAAATTAAAGGAGCCGTCAGGATTTTGAACCGGTGTATCATCCAGATAAACCGAGCTGAGACCATCTACCAGCCCCTCGATCTCTCCTTCACTGACCATATCAATGACGCGGGCAAACTGCTTAGACCGAAGACTGTCAGGCGCCTCTACGGCAACGCGACCGCCACCGCCACCCGACTTGCCACCGCCACCGCTACCACGAATCAGATCTGTCATAACTGCTCAACACTCAGTCCGGCTGAAATCACTTGGCTTCCTACTACCGTTTCGCCATAACACAAAGGCACTATGCCGCCCTGCCGCGTGGTATTGATGGCACCATTAAAGATAAAAGAAGGCTTGTTTTCTGGACGCTCTGCTGTGTCTGGGCCCTTTGGCGGCTTGAAAAGCATCTGACTTACACCGCCAAGCACCAGAGAAAAACCAATACTACCGGCGATTGAGGCCACCGAAAATGATTGCCCCGCAATAGTGAATGCACCAAACCCAGGTACCGCCAAACTTAACCCGATCAATGCAGCACCCACCAGAATTTTGCCGAAACCATCACCACTACCACTGACGACCGGCACAATACGAATACTTTCACGGTCAGAAATCGGGTGCACTACCTGATTGAGCTCCAGTGAAGACTTACCGCCCACAATCACGCGATATTCACCCCGGGATAGCGCCTGCCGGAAACCCTTCACAGTGGCGCACAACGCCCTAACCGCCTCGGCTGGGCTCTGTATCTCAAAACGATAGACACGCCCAAACTGACTCCCGAGAGAGCCATATAACATAACTGTTTTCATACCAGATGATGCCTTAAGATGTGTGTTGTGCTTTTTTGATAAAGCCCGCCATAAATATCACGGCTGGATAAACGATTAACCTGGTGATGACCGATAATATTGCCACCCAAATACACCGCGCCATGATTTGGCACCGGGCTGGCCACCCGCAATAACAGCACGTCATGCTCCTGAACCGTATCCACCACATGAAAACCTGCCGAGGCGAAACCCTCTCGATATAAATCCTGCCCGGCAATCCACCAGTTATAGTCTCGTTTAAAATCGGGAATATCGATCTGCAAAACCTGCTTGTAATAATCACGAATGAAGCTGTAGCAATCAAGCACACCATGATGAAACTGACGACCATATAAATCTGCCTGATAACCTGATGGCTCAAACTGGTGGGTTTGGCCCGTTGGCCAGTTCATAATCAACCAGGGCAAACCGGACCGCTCACAACCAATCAAATCCGACTGGCTGGGCAAGGGTGAAATATTAGGGTGAGAATGCACCACCATCGCCACCGCACCAGCATCCTCTGCAGCAGCGTAATCCTCTGGATGAATGGCAAAATCCCCTTGCCGAGCGACATTCCTGCAGGGAAAATAATGCGGGCGCCCCTTACGAATGATCACCAAGCCACAGCACTCACGTGGATAGCACTCAGCGGCATGCGCCTCAATTGCTTTAATGACTTTATCGGGTAGCTTCACAATTTACCCACCCCCGGAAAGGAGCCAAACGGCAATGCCACGTTGTCACCAAAGCGCAAAGCACAAGAGCCAATTCGCTTACCACATTTATCCTGCGCCAAGACAGCGGTAGGATTGTCATTTTGATCAGCAACTGGATCCCCAGCATAACCACACTCAGTCGATCGGTACTGCCAAATACAGACATTTTGTACCACCGGCCGTCGCGGCAGAGTCTGGCCAGAGAGATCATAAGCTGACGCCAGCTCAAACTCGATAAAAATGCCATTTTCAGAAGTCTTACGCTCTACAAACCAGACTTCATCGGTAAACTTCACGCTAGGATCTGCAGTCGGGTTGCCTTCTGCAAAATTCACTGCATCAAGATATTTCACAAACGTGCGGCGACGAATGACTTTGGCTCCCGCTAGGTCGTCCAACTCTCTGGCCAGCGCACCAATCAAACCGGTGACATTGGCCACACGCAAGATAGGTCTGGGTGATTTTCCATTGCCATCTTTTTCAAAACCTTCCGCCTCAATAGGAAACTGGGTGTATTCATCGCCATCCCAGACTATGGGATCACCCAATTCATTAACAAAATTTGACCAGCGAAAAACGGTACCGCCAATCTCTGTGGCGTCCAACTCAAACACATCGACAATGGCGCCGGGATCCAGACTTTGAATATCCGTTGCAATACTCATTCGCCAAACACCTCAGTAAAAGTGGCGGTGATGGTTTCTTTGTTATAACCATCCAAACCCTCGCTCCACTCTTCACAGAGCCACTTACCCGCCGCGCCAGTTGGCGGCGTCCAGTCAAAGGATGTCACGCCGCCCATGCTGGATAGGAACGCATCCACCTCAGCAATATCCGCTGACGATTTCGTGAAGCGAAGTGACCAAACACGTTTAATTGTATTAATGCCGTCTGCACTGCGTTGCTCGTAGCCATCACCAAAGGCCGATTTACGGACCCGAGGTTTTTTAGTCTGTTGAGCACTGTATGCCGGCGTAAACGTAAAGGTACTCATGACAATAATCCACCTGGTCGTTTCTCTTGAACTAACACGTCCCGAACGGCATTACCCAGCGCCTTGCCTAACTGGTTGCCTTTTGGTTCATTGCCGCTCACAGCGCTGCCATTGGCATCTACTGCAATACTGATCTGAATGGGTTGACCGCCAGGACCGGACGAACCACCCACAACCTGCACGCCCAACTGACCACCCACTCTGGCGAGCGGCAATACAGCCTCTGGCTGCCCGCGTTCAGCAATGGTAGTAAGGCTGGGCCGGTTAAACATATTGCCGTCAGCACTGAATGAAATACCATTTTGAGCAACATTTGCAGCGCTACCCGTTGCGGCACCACCAAAACCTGAAAACAGACTACCTGCACCTGCGCTTAGCAAATCACCAAAGGCATTGAAGAATGGCTGAGTAGCCTGCTGCAGTGCTATTTTTGCCAGCTGTTTTAGTACATTATCGACGAACCCTGCAAAGGTGAAATCAGCGTCAACAACAGAATTGGCAAAATCACGACCCCAGCCATTAACGGCATTTCGCAACTCATCAAACTGATCTTTATTTTGTTTGGCCTTATTTTTCAGATCATCAAACTGGCCAATCAGCCGATCTACCTCTTTGCTGCCAGCCTCATCTGTGAGATAGCCGCCTTCAACCAACAGCTTCACCTCATTGATCGCCTGGGCAAGCTGCTCTTCTTCTGTTCGTAATCCCTTTACAATGTCCGTAGCGCGCAATTTATCAGCAGCATCTTGCGCTTGTGTGGCAATAGCCTGCTGTTGTATTTGCTGCTGTTGTTCTAAAGCTGAGGTATTCAGAAGAATTGAATCAGCCAGCGCCTTGCCGGCATCCCCTGCCATCTTTACTTCATCGGACAAATCGCCCACAGAAAGACGATATTTGATGATATCCGTTTCTGATTTTCCAAAAGTCTCGGCCTGTTGAATCAACGCCAGATTCATGGACTCAAGACTTTCTCTGGCTTTTGTGGTGGCTTTCTGCTGCTGCTCTCTTGCCTTGGTAGAAGCTTCCACAGCAGCTGTATCCACAGTACCAACCACAGAGGGAAGCTTAATCGTTTTGTTTTCTTCAGACCCGATACTGTAAAGACGTTCTAACTCAGCCTCCAGATCCTTGATCTGTTGCCTGCGCTCATCAAATTCAGCCTTGATTGATTCATCGCTTCTGAACGGATTGATTCGCAATAAACGTGGGCGTGAGCTCTCCTCAAGTAAATCGTCCTGAATCTGTTGCTGATCAGTGATTTGCCTTTTAATCTCATTAGTAGCGGCGTCGCGACCACTCAAAGCAAAGGATAGCGATTCAAACAAACTGCCACCGGATAAACGTTTATCCAGAAACAAAGAAGTGAGCTCTTCCAGTTTAGGCAATAATGAGGTGGTGAGCTCTACAGCAACACCTTTCATCAGCTGCTGCATTCGATAAATATTATCGTTGAATATTTCAGCCTGTTTGGCGGTTTCGGTACCGATCTCCAGGCCCAGCTTTCTGGCCTCTTCCTGAAGCTCACGAATACCTGCCGAGCCCATATTAAGCATCGGAATTAATTCTGCACCTGACTTACCAAAAAGCTTCATGGCCAGGGCTGTTTTCTGGGTGCCATCCTCCATCTGAGCAAAACGATCAGCCACATCGATCAACACATCATCAGCCGATCGAAGCTGCCCGGTAGCTGTTTTAGTCTCTATACCCAGATCTTGAAAGTTTTCTACCGACTCCTTTAAACCACGATCGGCATCGAGCAGGTTTGAACTGACCCGTAAAAGCGCCTTCGACACTACGTTTAAACTGGTACCGTTCAGATTGGCCACATAATCGAGCGTAGAGAGGGACTCAACCGATACATTGACCTTTTGTGACAGTTTGGCGTAATTATCAGCCAGATCGATTGTCTGTTTAACTTGGTATGCCAGTCCTGCTGCGGCGGCTGTTGCGGCAGCAGCACCCAATAAAGCCACATTTTTTGCCACTGCACCAAGTTTACCGCTCATACCGGTTAACTCACCTGATGCTTGTTTTGCAGAGCGCTGGATCTCTCCTAGTTCTTTTTGAGAAAGCCTGGAGGCATTCACTAACCCCCTGCTATCTCCTTCAAACTTGATTAATACCTGACGATTCTTGGCCATTTTGATGCACTCGGATAGATTTTAATTCCCTTTCCATTACTCTGAACTTGGCAAACACCTCTTCAGTGACTTTAATACCTAACCAATCAGCTGCCACCTTCACTTCAGAATAGGCAATCTGTGGAACACCAAAGTTATCAACCACAAACTGGGTATAGCAGGCAAAGAAGAGATCGTAAGCGTCTACGTTGTCAGGCAATAAAACGGGCTTCGGGCATTCTGCGCAGTGGCTTTTGCATCGCCGAATAGGCATGCAAGTGGTTTCGCAATAATTCTGTGAAACCTCATCCGCACTTTCAAACCAACGGATGAGGTCTTTTAGTTTTTTGAGATTCGCCCCATCTGGCAATCAATGAAAGACCGATTGATGCCGACCAGCATGTATGAAATCCTCATAATTCGATCAAGATTTTCAGGCGAAAAAACCAGTGTTTTACCATCCTGATCAGCTAGTCCATCCCAACCAATAATGTATTCCTTCACGGTAGCGGCATCGCTTGCCACGGCCAATTTTGAAAGTACCTGGTTTAACTCTGGAACAGGAAGATATTTAAAGCGCATCTGAAATTCAGCTTCTTCGGTACCTCCCTCACCATCATCCGTAGGCACATTGACTTTTACTGGCCAAGAAAGTGAGTCCGGCTCTGTAATTGAAAACATACTGAATCCTTAAACCGTTGCTACAGCGTTTTTCAACGTGATAACCATGCCCAGATCGCTTGCTTTGGCATAGGCAAAGAAGTTAAGAGAGATACTCAGTCCGGCAGGGCCATCGATTGGTGGGGTGGTCGGTTCGTATTTGATCTGATTCAATTCAAACTTAATGGATTCATTTCCGGCACTGCCCGCACCCGTTCCGCGAGATACCGTAATGGCCAGGCTGCTTTCGGTATCGCTAAGCGCTTTGTTCATCAGATCGGCATTGGCAAATTGCGCATTCAGCGTACCCGATATGGTAACAAAGCCTTCATCCAGTGAATTACGCTTACCCTGTCCGCCGATCACATAACCATCTGTATCCAGCTCATTATCAATGGTTAACTCAATACTGGTGGCCCGACCAAAGGCATCGCCCCCCTCTGTTAGTGAGGCATTAAAACTGCTGAAAGCCTTGTGCCCTAAATCGGTTAGCGTTTCATCCAGTGCGGCAGAAGCAGGCGCAGCATCGGCACCAATAATATTAAAGCTTGCTGTAACCGGACCACTGACCGGGAAAGAAAAATTGGCTGAAGCAATTTTGCAACCGTGGTACCGGACAACACGACCACTGCCAGTAATCTTTGAGCCATAATCATTTTCAAACATCAAACCAACTGGAAGCTGGCCAACAGTGAAAACATGTGTATAAGGGTCTGATCCAGTGGTATTTACGACGCCCATTAAATGCTTAAGCAAAACGCCTAAAGACTGGGCGCTCATGTTCTGATTCAGTGCACCACTGACATCCACATTATCAAGCATTGGCTCGCTACGTGATCGATTGCTCAGAATGGTTTCATCCTGGACCCGTGGCTGCACTTTCTGCAGCGTGAAAGCCGTTTTATGCAGCAAAAACCCATTAGCTGGATCTGGCGCCACACCATAAACTGTTTCTTCATAAACAGCCGAGGTAGTTTCGGTACCCTTAATTCGTGACATGCTTCACCTCTTCAACATATTTGAAACCCTTGACTGTCACCAATCGGGCAGCCTCTTTTTTTTCAACGCTATACTTCACGCCTGGCAGATAACTGCCACAACAGACCACGCCCGGCGTATTCAGAATTACACCTACTTTTTTATCTGCCATATTTTCTCCAGGCATAAAAAAACCCGCCGAAGCGGGTTTGTGTTTTAACTGTTTAAATTATGATATTTCTTTGAGACAAATCATGTACCACTCATTCTGAAACTCAACGATCTCTCTATTTTTATGCTCATCAGATTGATATGCCGGAGATTCATATGCATCCATCGTAATGGTCCTAAGCAACTCCTTAACATCCTCATCTTCCTGATTTTTAATCGTCGAAATCGCTTGGGCAAGAGTTACGCCGTTTTGCCGTGCCGCCATAGCCGATCCAGCAAAAACATTAATATTGTTGCACAGAGCATCTTTTTCTTCTTGAGATGCTTCTGCATGTACCAACCCATGAAAGCCCAATAAAAAAACAATTGAAATCAGCAAATTCATAACCATTCCTTGTGAAAATTTAAGCTTCAAGTATACATAATATGCAAATATTGATGACTGCTACTGCCTACCAAGTGCTTTATTCGCAAAAAACTCGATCTCATTTGCCCCGATATCCTCAGCTTTTTTCAATATCTCATCCATGGCTTTTGCCGATCGATCATTGACGATGAGTGACGGGATGGCCGGCGCGGTTAATACCTCAATTGGCAGCCGGGAACGACCAACACGCTCCATCACTAGATCAGTAGTACCGGACCGCATTAGGAACGCTCTCCGCAACACTTCACGCGGCTTTCCTTTTTTGATCTTGACCGCTATGCGGCCTTTATTCTTTCCTGCTTTGGCTCGGGTCACACCGAATCGATGCAGGGGTATTTCAGCGCCAGTCGCTTTTAATATGGAAAATATACGTGGATTTTTATGCCATCCCTTAATGACCTTTACCTGCTCATTATAGGTTTTTGCTTTGATATTCCATTCGCCGAGTATCGACTTCCGAACAGCCGTATTCACTTGAGCAGCAATCTTATTTACAGTACTGGCTGAAGCTCTATTTGCGACCTCATCACCGAGCAATTCACGTAGCGCCTCTATACCTGAAATTTTGACCGGATCATCAGCCATTGTATTCATCCAGTTGCCACAGGCTGAAATAATCCACCCACCACACCACCCGCTTACTGGTATCGAGGATATTGCCCTTTTCATACGATATCGGGCTGATATTGTCGGGGTCTGGACTCCAACCCATTAATACTGCTTTAACCGCATCGCGCAAATCTTCCAGTGGCTCTGAGTCATCACTGGCCGCTTGACAGGCATACATCACTGCAAAGGTTTTACCCGCCTGCTGAAGCACACCATTAACTTGCTCATTCGCTTCGCTGGTTTCTTCCTTGGTATAGACAAAGCAGATCGGCAGATCGTTATCCACTTCATTATCAGGCAATGCCACCAGGCTTTTTGCTGCCTCAACATTACCATGCAGTAAATCGACCTCAACTTTTAGGCGATTCATAATCGGGATGAGCCTCATGCTTTTTCAATCTCCATGATTGTCCATCCATGGCCGTCGGGCTCATTGGTCAATACTTCGTAAGTGATACCGCCATGCTTTAACACATCGCCACGCTTGATGGATTTCAGATCAGTGGTTAACCCTTCGGCTGTGATGGTTTCAGTTTTAACTTCATAACCATCAGCATTTTCTGTTTCAAAATCGGTATTGATGGCCACTGTAACCGGTACCGGGCCTGTTGGACTTATCCAGATCACGCCTTCATCAGCAATCTCCAGACAGGCTTTATTCAGATCATCAAATGGAAAGCTCATACCTTACCTGCTTTACGGACCTTAACCATCACATCATCACTGACCACATCACCATCACTATCAGTCAGCAGAATAGTCACTTCATAATCCTCCTCATCCGTGCCGCCGCTCGCCTTAAACGCGACCTTTAAGCCGGTTATGCTTCCCGCAACAACAGTCATAGCCTGAGAACCTTCTACCAGCCCCACAGTTGACGAAGCAACATCATCCACGCTCTCAATGGTCTTTCCAGTAGCGATCACTTTGCTGAAATCCACCAGAAAGGTACGCTCCTCAACTGGCCGCTTCACTTCATAAATCAGCCCGCTTAATGAATCAAAGTTTGAAGCCATCAGTTTCGTCCGGATAGATAAAAAGTTGTGCCGCGTTTAGGCAAATTTAACATTGTTCTTCGTGCTGGCAGCACCATCAACTGACCCAAAACCTCGGCATCGATTAAGAATAAATTTGTTGTTTCCAATCGGCTCGGGCTAACCAGGTCATCTACAGTCAACTGATTTGCCTGAGTCAGCGAACCGCTATCCAGTCGTGCAGCAGACCACAACGAGTCAGGTGAAACCAAAATCGCCATTGTAAGTTGAGCCGCTGATAACTTAGATGGTGAAAATACCCCATCAGGCTGCAGCACATTTGCCTGCGTAATCACTGCAGCATCTAATCTGGACGCACTCAGCAAATCGGCAGGTGCTAACTGATTCGCCTGAACCAGCAAAACTGAATCCAACCGGGTACCGCAACGCAAACCCTCCGGGCTAATTGAGCCCTGGGCAATCAGTGTGGCCACACTTAACCGACTGACTGAGCGGGCATCATCTGGGCTGATAATATGATCTTGTTTTAATGCTGACGCATCGAGCCGACTTACCGATCTCGAATCCGCTGGATTCAACAAACCGTTTTGGGTCAAGCTAGATGCATCCAGATCACTGACAGAGGCTAAATCAGCCGGTGAAATAATATGGCTTTGCGTTAATAGTGATGCTGCCAACCTGCTCGCAGATCGAGCATCATCCGGATCAAGGTTATTTGCCTGCGTTAAGTCAGTGGCATCCAGTACTGTTTCTGATCGGGCATCAGATGGACTGATGATATTCGCCTGGTTAATCTGAACCGTATCCAACCGACTGACTGAGCGGGCATCATCTGGCTGTATTGTGTGAGCCTGCGTTATGACTGGTGAAGCCAATTGGCTGGCTGAGCGTAATGATGCAGGTGATAAGGTAATACCTGATGGCTCAGTAGCGCCTCCACCCCACCCCAGCGGTTGATACCCTAAAGGATAAAGCCCAAGCATTAGACTGCCTCAAGTGTTTCAATAAACCCCTGAGCAGCTGCTTTGCATTGCGTCCAATCTGTGCATGCAGCCACTGCCTCATTGCCAGCATCGCGCGTGTTTTCAATAACAAACATTTTGTTATCCCAAAAGCTACGAATGGCGATGATTTCATCAGCAGCCACTTGACCCGTTACACCGAACCGGACTGCACGTGCATTCACGTATTTGTATTGCTCGATGTCCTGTTCCGGATAGCCCGCTAATTTAAACGCGGCACAATCTTCATATTTGATTTTGTACGCTTCGGTTTGGAACGGAATATCAGTGGCATAACGTAAACGAGCGGCGGCGGCTGACTGATTAACCAGGGCAATGGCATCAGCTTGTGCGAATGGCAAAGGGTCAAAACTCTCATAGAGCGCTTCAACTTCTGCTTTGGGCGAATATTTAAAAACCCCATCATCTGTTTTAACTGTAAATCCAGCAGATTCACAAGCCTGAATGAAATAACTACCTTTTTGATTTTTATCAAGGGACATAAGCCAACCCCACTACAAATCCTCTAGGAGACTGTCTGGCAGCAAAAGTTTCAGCTGTGACATCCGATGGCAGTTCTGTTTGTCCCGTTATCCTTAAAGCAGACGCGCCGTTATTATTAAAAGCCCACATCCCTGCTGCACCACTATGAGATCTTTGCTCTGAACGCTTAACGGTTACCGTGGTATCTTCTGTCCATAAAGCCGTCCAATACCTTCCCGGAGGAAGTATTTGCGGAGAAACGCTAACAAGTTGTGTCCCGCTTACGGTTGCATCAAAAGTTGCCTTTGCAATCAGCTTCCCTGGCAAGCCTGATTTAGAACCAAAAACCGTAGAGTCTGCACATCTATATATTCCAGCCTCTATAGTTGACAACGCAGCACCAGCTGTCTCTATGCGAATGGCTATGCGATTAAAGGCAAAAGGTGATGCATATACTGCAGGGCTAAAATAAGCTGCTTCACTAGCCTCAGTGTTAGTATCCCCCGCCATTGTTATGACGTTATCAGGACAAATAACTCCTAATGTGGAACCTATACCGGGATCATTAAATGATTCAAACCCTAGCGTATATTCATCTACACCAACTAATATCTGATGAGTACCAGCGGGCAATGTGATGTTAGATCCAAATACTTCGTTGCGAACGGTGCCATTCCAGTTTAGAAAATCATTGCGCGTTAATGTGCCTGCTGTTGAATTAAAAACAAACTGGCCTGAAATTCTTGTGATTCCGTCTGAGGCTAAAAGCATCATTGGGATAACAGCTCCATCAGCATATGCATCAGCTATTTCTATGGTATCCAGCCCAGACTCTAAAGCATAAGAACCCGTTAGCGTTAAAGTATCTGCCGTACCTGTGCAGGTCTCACCAATAACCAGGCCTTTTATGTTCATCAATCAGTCTCCAGCGCCAAAATCAAACCGGATCGCCATTCTCAAAATCAAAGTCATTGGTGGAAACAGTACCGCCCGATGTCAAAGCCTGAGTGGTTACAGTGGTCACCATAAAATCTGTACCATCATCGACCACAACATGATCTGCATCGCCTGATGTATCGATATCCAAATCAGCCTGCCCAGCCACTGTCACTTTGCGGCCATCCACATCACCATTGGCTTTTGAGAAATCACCAGAATCAATAACAATACTGGCCAGTGCAAACGTAGCAATCTGGGCGTAACTGGTTGGCTGGCCAGCACAGATCGTGAGCGTAGTGCAGCTCGCAATTGCATCCAGGGTGCCGTCTAAAATTCCATCACTCGCTGATTTTCCCATTACGCTTCTCCTACGCCATTCATCAGTTTTACGTTATCCGGAGACAGCACCGCTTTACGATGCACATCACGTGGCTGCGTGGCGACTTCACCGCTCGCATCTTCTGCCCAGCCCATAGTGCAAAAGTGCTCACCCAACGCACGCGGTACCGGCAATTCCTTGCCACGATATTTCACCCCGTTATGCAGTACTGGCTCCAACATATTCACCAGCATTTCATTTTGATCTGTGTCATTGCCCATCGTCTTTTCCTCATCGTGATCAACAGCCATAAAAAAACCCGCTCAAGATCTAAACGGGTTTTGATTTGGTTGTTGGTTTAATTAAGCGATTGCGCCAGGGCGACCGGTAAATAATGCCTTGCACGTTGTTTCAGTATTAGCGCCATCAGCTGCAGCAATAACACTACCGCTCACATCACCTGTTGCCGGAGTGGCTTGATTATCATCAAACTTGCCCACAGAGACATCCCAAATCAGTGATTCACCTTGCTTGAACACGGCAGCACTGACTTTAGGCACTTCAAAAACGCCAGCAATCTGAACGGCACCTGACGCACCATTTGCAATATCTACCAATGCCACAGCTAATGTAGCATCTTCGGTTGCACCTAACTTCACCACTGCACCTGATGCAATATCAGAGCCCGTGGCATTTGTGTAATCAAGCACGTTACCGGCCTGAATGAAATTTTTAGCCATTTTTTGATCCTCAAATTCTGGAAATAAAAAAAGGCCGTCCATGACGGCCTGGTTAATTGCGATTAGTGATTAAGGTGCAGCGCCGGCGTTTTTGTATGCACCTTCGTAACCGATAGCCGCAACACCGTAATCCAGACGGACTTTGTACATCACACCATCCTGTGAGAAGCCATCTTTCATTTCCAGATACGGTTCTTGATTGCCATCAAGGAAGCCGACCTCAATCACTGGAGCATCAGCAGGATCTGCAAACTCATACCATTCGTTGCCGGTAATACGTGGCGAATCGATAACATCAGAAAACAAACCAAGCACCATGTTTGGTTTTTGCAGTTTATTGGCTGTATCTGGATCATATTGTGATTGGTTAATAGAGCGAGCCTGACCACCTGTACCCATACCGCCAAGGAAGATTTCAGGACGAATATCAAGGAAATCATTACCGCTGATATCTTTCTGCTGAGCCATTGCAATGCGACCGGCTTCAATGGATAGCATAGTGGGCACCGCTGCAGTGCCTGCAAGATTGCCATGGCTAGCGTGGAATAAAGCAATGCCATCACTTAACACAGGATTGCTAGCCAGTAACGCATAAACATCACTTTCAACTGTGCGTTTAGCTGCGCGACCCATTTGCTGCAACAAGTCAATAAAGGCGCCCAAATCATCATTGATGATCATTTCACGGCTAACACCGATAATGTTACCCTTAGTGCCCAGTGTGATACTTTCTTTCACCGCATCACTGATGGTTTTGTTTTTGAACTCATTGTTTTCCGATTTAGCATCCAGATTACCAAATGAGCCAGTGCGGTAGCGACCATGAGCCCGGAAATCACTTAAATCGCCCGTTCTGCAGAAACGTGACCAGGTATCAGCTGCTTTTGCATAAGCCGTTAGCAAAGTTTTATGCATGACGTTTTCAAGCAATATCGGAAAGTCGCTAGTGGAATGGGTGAACGCTGCGCCAACCACTTCACGTTTATCCATGCCGCGATGACTTACACCACCCAACTCCAGCGAAGCACGTGCCAAATCCATCAAGGTCGAGCCATTAAACGGATTTGA